GGGCTGGCTTCCATTGCCCGCTGCGCCACGCCGGGCAGCCGTAGGTCGTCGCTCGGGTCGCTCAGGATGTCCACGCCGTAGACGCGGTGGTCGGCTGCCTCTAGCTCACGCTTCAGGTGGGTGCCGATGAAGCCGCGGTAGCCCGTGATCAGGATTCTCATTCCCCTGACTCCCAGAGGTACGGATCCCCTTCCGCATGGACGATCGCCAGTGCATCGTTCCGCGGCCCATCGTCCGCCGTCTCGTAGGTGGCCTCGAATATCTCCGGGGAGCAGGGGTAGAACTCACCCTGCACGCCCTTGATGATCCACCAGCCGGGGCGCACCAGCATCTCGCCCTCCAGCGTGACGATCTTCAGATCCCCCTGCTGGTGCCACTCGACGCCATTCTCGTTCAGCCAGGCGATCACCTTGCCGCGCGCCTCCATGTCGAGCAGGCCTGGGTACTGCATCGCCTCGATCGTGATGGGCCGCTTCGTGAATCTCACTTCCACCTCCGGTTGGTTCGGGTGGGGTATTGTTTCATGACTGGGTCTGCGTGCCAACCCGTTGTCCCAGGATCTCCCTGGGCACCATGGCCCCACCCGAGCTTGTCGCTAGACGTTCACCCCGCGTAGGTAGCGGTCGATCGCGTGCTGGTCGGTGTCCTCCGTGACCCGCAGTGAGTTGCGCTCACCTGGGAGGGTGAGCACGAACGCCTTGCCATCCTGTTTGACTGAGGCACCGGCCGCCTTGGCCTGCGCCTCCAACTCCTTCTTGCGGTCATCCTTCTTGGCCATCTGAGCCTCCTCGTCGTAGGTGCTTCGAGCCTACCCTGAACCAGAAGTTCTCACCCTCGGCGCGTCACCTGGTTGAACTTCACGCCATCAGAGTGTAGTCGCTCGTCAGCCATCTCGCGGCGCTGTGGAGCCAGGTGGTGCGTGAACAGGTACTTCTGGCAGATCCGGGACTGGAACCCAACCTTGCGGGCGGCCCAGCTGAACCAGTTGTCCGTGTAGTAGTGCATGTCCTCCGGGAACGGCCCGATCTGCTCGAACAGATCTTTGGTGCCCCAGGGTATGCGCGCGATCTCCGTGACCTCGCCTTCCGGGGTCAGCTCAGCGCCGCCGCAGGACTGCAGGGTGCCGTCGCCGTTCAGGATCAGGGGCGCCGGTATGAACCCTTCGCAGCCTTCCGCCGCCTCCCACCATCCGTAGTGCGGCACGATGTCGTCGGCCGTCAGGTGGATGAACGGGGCTTCCGCCTGGGCAATGCCCTCGTTCCAGGCCTGCGCGCAGGTGTCACGGTCCCGGATGATGATGGTCTGCACCCTGATGGAGCCAGTCGTCTTGTGGTAGCCCGCCATGCACTTACCGAGCCACTCGGCGCGCTCACTGATCGTCGGGATGACGATCGTGATGTAGGGGTATGGGCTACGAGTCGGCATCCGGGCGTTGGTCGGTGAGCCAGTCCCGGATGATCGTCTGCACCAGCTCGCGCAGCGCCTTGTCCTCGTTCTCCGCGCGCGCGTCCAGCTCTGTGATCAGGTGCGGCGGCACCCCGAGCGCGAGCAGCTGCTTGGCCGCCAGCTTCATTTCCCCTCGCACGGAAACGGAACACGGGCGACCCAGTGGAAGAGTCGCTGGAGGCCGCAGGCAGCGCAAAGATCGAACGGGTTCTTCACGCCGCCTTCTCTGCGCGCGCGTCCCGCAGGAGCTTGGCGATGCCGCGCTCCGCGTAGGTCACGTCGTAGTAGGGGTCGCTCAGGTCCACGTCCGGCCGCATCTTGTCACCGATGTGAATGATGCAGGGTGCCGGCACGCGGCCCCACTTGAACCCGGCGTCACGGAGGCGGCGGTTGAAGTCCCCGTCCTCCCACGGCACGCTGGTCCACGGCTCGAAGCTGTAGCGTATGCCGTCCTCGAAGACCTCGCGACGGATCACGTTGTTGCCGCCCACGGCGTCCTGGAACAGTTCCTCCTCGTCGGTGCGCATACTGATCTGGGACCATTCCGGCCTCATCCAGAACGTCTTGCGCACCCGCTCGGGCCAGCCGGGTAGGTACTCGATGTCGTTGTCGCTGCGGTGCAGGAACTGCGCCTCATCGGGCGCCGTGGCCCAGCCGAAGTTCGTCGCGTAGCCCGGGTAGTGGTTCTCGTCCAGCTGCAGTATGTCGGCCAGCCCCACGCGATGGATGTCACTCAGTAGCGTCTGGGTCTCCAACTCGCTGGCATTGTCCACGATCATCAGATGACACTCGGCGTCCTTCGTCTGGGTGTAGCTCTTGACGGTGCGCCAGAGCAGGTCCGGCCGGTTGTAGCTCACGAGGACGGTGAAGATGGAGATCACAGCGCCGCCTCCACCCGCTCGCGGTACTTCTCGAAACGAATCCACCAGTCCTCGGCGTTCGAGTCGGAGCGCACGGAGTCCCACTTGCGAGGCCCCAGGCCGTCGCAGTGTAGCCAGTAGATGTCGAGCGCCTGGAGCATCCGGTGCGTCCAGTGGCGCAGGTCGTTCAGTTGCTCCTCGCGGGAGCGAAGGTTCGCCTCGGCGGAGTCGCGGTCTGAGATGATCATCCGCAGCTCGGTAAGCGCGACGTCGGCGGCGCTCACTGAGCCTCCCCCGTCTCGATCTGCAGCGCGATGTCCAGCAGCTGGACGCCCAGCACGCGAAGGTTGTGGGCCAACTCCTCGCGCGCCTTCTCCTCCGTCTCCCCGGTGCCGGACACATGCAGGTCGAACCCGGGCGACCAGGCGCACGCGAACTCAGCGGGCAAGCGAACGATGAGCGTGGCCTTGGTTGGTGAGATCAGCACGCCGGTCACTGGGCTTCCGCCTGTTCCCGGCGCCTGCGCTTCAGGTCATGGAACTCGAGCTTGCGGAACCCTCGCATTAGCACCCCTGTCTCGAAGAACACGTATGCCTTCTGCACGTTGCCGTGGCCGCAGCAGGCCTCAGCCACACCGGGCAGCGTACCCAGGCACGGGTCAGGCTCCTCGCCGGGGATGTACTCCATGCGGCACTTCACGCAGGAGACCATCAGCGGCTGGGTAGGGCGTAGATAACGATGCGGTAGCTCAGGCTCGTCGGCGAGCCGTCACGCCGCGCGCAGGCCGTCAAGAGCAGGCGCTCATGCCCGACCCCGTCAGCGATGTGAAGGTTGTTGCCGCTGATCACCCGACGGCTCGTCATGACGTAGGCGTGAGCGTGCCCGCCGTACCGAACGTAGATCCGGTCGCCAGGCCTGAGCTTGTCCAGGTCATGGAACGGCCGTGAGTGGGTGGTGCGGTGACCGGCGATCGCTATGGTGTCGCCACCGCCTGGCCGACCCGTGATCGGCCACCAGGCCGGGCCTGCGTTCACGTTCATCGTGACGTGGTCACGCACATGGATCGCCGGAATGGTGATGAGAGCCGCCTGCGCTGGTGCGACCCCCAGGGCCAGGGCGCCCACGATGAGCGCCCTGGCCAGCCTGGAGATCATGCTCTTACAGCCCCAGGCCCAGCGTGTGCGGCGGGTGCTGCGGTGCCTTCTTCGGAGGCTTGGGCTTCGCCTTGGCCTTGGGCTTGGGCTTGGGCTTGGCCGCGGGCTTGCGGACCGGCTTGGGCTTCGGCTTCACGACCGGCTTGGCTGCCGGAGGCGTCGTGGTTGGCGTCGGCGTCGTCACGGCAGCCGGAGTGACCGCGATAGCTCCCGGGGTCGGCGGCGGAACGCAGTCGCCGTTCGTGGAGACGGTCGTCCGTACTGAGGTGTCACCGCGGGTAACCACGACGTTCGTGACGCCCTTGGTGGTGCCCGGCAGCGTAGCCGGGGTGACGCTATCAGCGGTCTGGCCGTCCACCTTGCCGCTCAGCTGGTAGATGGCTGCCGGCATCAGGCAGATCACCGTCGCGTCGCCCACCGGGGTACCCGGAGGCGGCGGCGTCCCGCAGTTGGTCGGCGCTGCGGCGAACGTATGCACGAACACCCCATCGCCTTCCAGCAGGAACCCCTCGTCCACCAGCGCGGTGAGCGTGTAGGTTCCGCCGGGAACGGGGTGGCCGTCCACGAGGTCCGGCCCTTCGACGTTGTAGAACCGCAGACCCGGGAACGTCTTCGTCAGGATGAACGCGGCCAGCGTGTCGCAGGTCGGTTCCGTGAACGAGACGCCAGCGACGACGGGAATGCCGAGGGGGCAGTCCTCGTCCTCTGCCTGAACGCCCGGAAGCGTCGGACAGAAGTCGACTGGTGGGTTGCAGTCCGTGCCTTCCGGCTGGTTACCCGGGATGTCCGGGCACTGGTCGAACGGCGGTGGTGTGCAGTCCTGACCCTCGGGGCAGCCCTGCCCATCAGGGCACGACGGCTCCGCCTGGCCGGTGTCGAACGCGATCACGAGCGAGCGGCCCTGCGCGTCAGCGAACGATCCGCCCACGCCAGGGAAGTCCTGGATCGAGTTGATCGACACGCTGATCGGGTTCTGCCCGGTCTGAAGTGTCTCGTCGACGCCGGGCTTGCCGACGTACTTGCACACGAACACCTTGCTTGGCGGGTAGTCGCCACCGCCCGCTGATGCGGTTGATAGACCGACCGCTAGCGCAGCCACAGAGGCGAGCGCCAGCGCGGTCATGTGTACGAGCTTCGTCTTCACTTGCCACCTCCTAGTGTTAGTGGGGGAAGTATAGCGCGTTTATAGCGTGGTGAGGCCATGCTTTGCGCGGATCTCATGGTAGACCTTTGTCGCGACGTGGCGGGAAGGTATGTTGCGGCCGCCGCGCGTGACATGCGCCTTGTATACCGCATCAGGAACGTAGACGATGGGGACGCCCTCCATGTGAGCGCTCAGGAACAGGTCCCAGTCCTCGTAGCAGGGCCATTCCTTGAAGCCGCCCTGCGCGATGAACGTCAACCGTTGGATGAGCGTCCCGATGACGCAGCGGTTGATCTTCCTCATGTCGCCCGGCTCGTTCGGCAGGCAGGCCGGTGCCGTGGCCCGGCGCGGGTCCACGTACTTCACAGCCGGTGCCAGCAGGAGATCAGCGTGAGCGTGGCGGGCCATAGCGTCGACGTAGCCGTAATCCAGCTCATCGTCGGCGTCCAGAAAGCACAACCACTCTGTCTCAGCTTCCGCAGCCGCGTTATTGCGAACCTGGGCGAGGGTGGCCTCAGGATCGTAGGCTACGACCGTTAGAGCCTGTTCAGTAGCCGAGGGGAACGCCCTGGAGTAGGCCAGCTCCCGCCACTTGGGGTCACCGTGGGCGCAGATCAGGATCGTGAGTTCTTCCACAGCGGCTCCCGCTGGCGGAACAGCCTGAGGTCCTGACCGTTCTTCTCGCTGCCCAGCTGGTAGATGGGGTCACGCTTCCCCTTGCGCCACACCGGATGCAGGTGCTCCACAACGGACTCCGCGCAGTACCCATACTCGTGGCGGGCGTGGGCCGTCCACATGAACTCCGTGTCCACGTAGTTGTGGTCGTAGCCGGTGTGGAAGATCACGTCGCGCTCGTCGGCGGTGCCCTCCGCGATGTAGGAGCGATGGATCATGAAGTGCGGCGCGGGCGCGACTCGGTGACGGCTAGACCAGCGGCCCATGTCGTTGATACCGACGGCCCTGAGCTTCATCTGCTCAGAGTACGCGATCGCGGCATCCGCCCACCCAGGCTTGAAGTCCAGGTCATCGGCACCTGTGAAGATCCACGGCTCGCTCGTGACGGCGGCCCCCGTGTTGATCTTCCTCGCGTAGTCGCCGGAGCGGCGGCCCTCGAACAGCACAATGAAGTCGGAGCCGGTGTTCCTGACCGCCTCTAGCTCCTCGCGGTCGCCGTAGCTCAGGACGAACAGGGGGCGCAGCGGGGTGCCTAGCTCTGACCGCCGCACCGATGCGTGCACGATGGCGGCGCGTAGCGGGCGGCGCAACACCGGGAGGACGACGCGAACGCCATCCTCCGCGGTGTTGATCCGCTGCTCCGCCAGAGCTACGTCAGCGGGCATTCAGCCCTTGCATCCCCATCCGGACATACCGTACCGGCGGTAGATGGCGAGGGCTACCTCGTATTGCTGCCGGGGTGTGGCGAGATAGGCCTCGCTCGGATATGGCCCGGCTTTCGGGTCAGCGTGCTGGACGAAGGTGTCCCAGCTGGAAGTAGCGAACCCAAACGCACCCTGGAAGCTGCTGTTGGAGTGACGCCAGTTTGGCGACCCTCCGTAGCCCGTTTCGCAGGAGCCTACGCGGTACCAGTGGCTAGGAAGCCACTTCTGCCAGTCGAACTGGTAGCTGTTCCAGGCGTCATACGCCTCCGCTGCCTGCTGCGCCTTGTTGCGCCAAGCGACAGCACGACGCCGAACATCCCCGCAGCGATGGTACCACGTGCGGGGTACTGGCCCTTCCTGCCACATCGCCTCCCGTCTATCGCGGTAGGCCTGGCGGTAGTAGGTGATGGCGCGCTGGGAGTCATCGCAACCAGCCTGGCGTTGCGTGATCTTGTCGTGCGCCCAGAAGTCGCGTTGCTCACGCTGCGGTGCTGCTTGCGCTGATGACAGCCACCATAGCGACACGAACAAAGCGCAGATCGACAGTACTGTGGTGCGCTTCCCCATTGGGTAGCCTCCTGCTAGGGAACGGGACAGGCTCGTCGGGAGCCTCCTCGGGGTAGATCCAAGCTGCGATCTCCCCAAGCTCGTGCTGTGAGAGGCCGGATTCGTCCAGCCACCACATCACATACTCGTCTGTCCGGTCGGGCAGCCCCTCAAGGGCGGCCTCAAGATTGCGGCACAAGGGACAGAGCCGCCGCGACTCGCCCTTGCGTATGCGGCGGCACTGGCGGACGCTGGTCTCGTAGTACTCGTTGCACTCACTGCAGCGGATCGCGGCCGCTCGCGCATCGCGGTGGCGCGTGTAGTCTCTGCGCCGCACCTCGAGTCCATCCATCAGATGTCGCCCTCCGGGACGTAGAAGCCGCCTTCGGCGTAGGTGGTGGAGTTGAGATAGTTCATGGCCTGGGACCATGCGTCCACCTGATCGTCGTTGGCGCCTCTGTTGAACTGCGAGCACTCTTCCACGAACGCCTGCACCCAGCTAGGGGTGCGGCCGGGGTCGTAGTCGGTTTGCTGAGCGTTGGCTGCTCCGGGCAAGAAACAGTTGTTGGACTCCAGAGTAGGCTGCGCCGCCTGCGCTCTGAGCACCTTGTCCACGCTGGCGGGCCACGCCACGACGCCCGTGATCTCGCGCTGAAGCTCCTCGATGATCTCGGTGCCGTTGGCTGACTTCTCGATCACATGCACGACGGCAGCGGTGGGCCAGACCTGCCGGATCCAGGCCTCGAACTCGAGCATCGCCCGCTTCGTGGCGCCCAGCGCCATCTGCTCCCGGATGGCACGAAGGAAGAAGCGGTCGGCGCCCTTCACGCCCCAGACTTGCCCGACCACGTAGTCGCTGGATGTCTTGTCCTTGAACGCGGTGTCCCAGCTGGTGATGACGCGTGGGAACTGGAACGAGGCCGGGTTCTTGTCGAGCGTCTTCCGATCGAAGTAGCGCCAGTCCTTCCGTTTCAGCAGGTCGCCCTCGCGCGCTGACGGCATCTGCTGCAGCTGACCGGCCGCCTGGTGCTGGCCCAGCTTCATGGCGCGGACCCGGTTCTCCCGCTCGCCAACGCGGGCAGGCCAAAGCAGCTCGCCCTCCTGCGTGCGCTCATCCCCGGGCCAGACGAATGGGTGCTTGGGGTCGTACCGCTCCGGCAGGCAAATGATCTCCCAGTCCGCATACGGCAGCACGTGCGCGGCCAGGTCGTTCTCGTGAAGCCGCTGCATGATGATGACCTCTGCCACGGTGGTGGCGTCGGCGGCGCGCGTCGCGAGGGTGCCGTCGTACCACTTGTTCACCTTCTCGATCGCGGAGTCGCTCGCGATCTCCATGGGCTTCAGAGGGTCGTCGATCACGATGCGGTCGGCGTGACGGCCGGTGACGCCGCCGGTCGGCGAGGTCGTCATGCGGCGCCCACCCTCCACGTTCGCGAAGTCGCCCTTCTGGTTCAGGTCGGCGCGCATCTGCAGCGACCAGCGATCCTGGAACCAGGGGTGCTCGATCACGGAGCGTGCCTTGCCGCTGAAGTCCTCCGCCAGGTCATCGGCATAGGAGCCGGTGATGTAGCGCAGCCAGGGCTTCGTGGCCCACTCCCACGGGTGCCAGAGGATGTTCGCGAGGATGCTCTTCATGGAGCCGGGCGGCACCCAGATCTGCAGGTTACGGATCTCGCCGTCGCTCACAGCCTGCAGCGCCTCGCACACCTTGCGGATGTGCCACGTTTCCTTGAACTTGGTGTGCGGCTCGATGATGAACCAGGCGGCCCTCACGAACTCGTAGTAGTCGAGCGCGAGAGCTTCGGCCTCGTCCCGTTCCTCTAGGATTTCGTCAACCGCGGCGCGGAGTTCGGCCTCGGTGCTCAAGGCTTCGGCGTCTCGAAGGTCTCGGCGAAGATCTTATAGTCGTTTCTGGCGTCCATGGCGGAGTCGCGCATGATCCCGAGTTCCAGCCAGGCGGGATCCTGGTAGATGAACGACCCGGAACCAACGGCCACTCCGCCTGAAGCCTTCAGCATGATCGGCACGGTCTCTGAAGGTGGCATGCCGAGCGCCTCGCGGTACAGGTCAGCGTTGTTCATGCGCCCTCGAGCGGCTCTGGTGGCACGTCCAGAGCGGCTGCTATACGCTTGATGACTTCCGCCCTTTCGAGAGGCGCAGGCGACGGCCCCAGTCGCTCGACCCTGACCGTGCACACTCCGTAGTGGACGTGCGGTGGCGCCACCAGGCCACCGGAAGCGACTAGGAACTCGCTGTTCGGCGCCTGTACGCGAAGCGCGTCCGCGTACAGGGCCACGTGATCCATTAGTGCGCCACCAGCAGATGGATCACGACCAGGATCATGAGCAGAACGATGACCAGCATCAGGCCGTCAGGTATGCTCACGCGGATGCCTCCCGTGGCAGCTCGCGCACGACGGCGGCCTCGATTACGTCGTCGTCCTTCTCCGCCAGCACGTCACGCAGCTGACGTAGCTTCTCCGTACTGAGTGAGCGGGGATCTACGAACAGGCCGTGCTCATGGCGGGTGCGCTGGTCGATACGGTGCGTTCGCTTGTAGTCGAACTCACTTAGCCGGGCCTCCACCATGATGCTTAGCAACCGGGCGGAAGCTGGGTCACGGCGGTCGAATGCGCGCTCCAGCACCTCGTTGCGCAGCCGCTCCTGCAGCGACATCTCGAAGTCAGGGAACAGCTCGTTGTAGAGCGCCGCAAACTCCTTGTCGTGTCGCAGAAGGCTAGTGAACCGGCGCCCCGTTGATCCTACGGAACGCGCAGAACGAACATGCGACAGCCCTTCCTCTCGCAGCTGCAGATAGCGAAGCTGCTGCTCACGCGTAGGCTTGCGCGAAGCCGGGACCAGACGTGTGTACGTCTCATGGAGCGTCTCACTCACGAGCTGGGTTCTCACGTTACCGCGCCGGACGGCCGGTTAGCTACTCTCCGTAGAACCGCGCCAGCTTCAGGCTGGGCGATTCCGCTAGCTCAATGGGGATCAGCTCGCCGTCCTTGCCGAGCCGGTGGGTGAAGCGGTGCTTGTAGGCGCTGTGCTCCGCGAGTGAGGCGTCCCAGGCTTCCTTGATCGTCTTGCGAGCCAGCCGGGCGGATCGTACCCGGCCACCGCGCGCGTAGGCGAAGCCGTCGTAGAACACCCTCACGAACCACCAGGACACGGCGTCCTCGGCGTAGTCCGGCATCAACCGCACCCACCCGGATTCGGTGCGTGGCTTCACGCTTCCAGCACCGGCCTCTCTTTGGCTTCTATCTCGGGCTTCGCTGCCAGCTCGAGGTACTCCTCTTTCTCTACCAGCCAGCCTTCCGCCTGCAGAAGATCGAGCAGGTAGGGGCCGCCCTCGTACCCGGCCGCACGCAAGCCCTCTAGGTAGGCGTCCGGTAGGCGCATGTTGCGTGCCGCGTGAATCGCGACCGGCTCCCAGTGCTCCCAGTGGCGGCGGTTCGAGATGCCTAGCTGGTAGCGGTACTCGATGACGCCGTCCGAACGGGTGCGGAAGTCGGCGACGCTCATTCTCCGACTAGCGCCGCCTGCCGCGTCTCCGCGTACACGCGCCTCCGGTCGATCTCATCGGTGTACGAGCCGCACTTCACCATGTTGGTGCGGTAGTAGCACACGACGCTGATCCGCTCGTAGCCGGGATCCTCCGCCAGCTGGCCGTTGGGCTTGCGCTCAGGCTCCGGTGAGAACTGGGTGTTGCCGTGCCACTCGTGAGCGTCCATCAGGATGACATCGCCGTCCTGCAGGTCCACGCCCATGCGGTACTCCGGGAAGCAAAGCCAGCCGCCCTCGAAGTCGCCGTTCCGGAACACGGCCAGGGTGCTGAACCCGGCGTCCAGATCGCCCTTGTCCGTGTGGACGGCGGTCGGGTAGGTGTTGTTGATCGTGATCGTGGTGAACGGCGTGCCCTCGACCACCCAGGCCGGGTTCGTGAATCGCGCCAGCTTCACCTGGTTCGCGTAGCGGTCGGGCACGTGCTCGCCGAGCAGCTGCGAGATGCGCTGGAAGAGCGGGAACAGCCCACGGTAGTTGTCAAGCTCCCGGCCAGTCCAGGCGGTCAGGCGACAGAACTGCTTCGGCCCGTGCGCCTCCCAGGATCCGACGATGGCGGAATCGACCTGCCGTGCGTAGGTGCGCTGGGACGGCCCGCTGATGCGCTCACCGCCGGACGCCATGCCCCGGTTGTTGGTGTAGCTGCCCTTCAACATCTGCAGGGTGGGGACGGCTTCGGCGCGCTGCTCCGGGGTGATGCCGCCGGGCAGGTAGACGCAGAGGGGATTGCCATCCGGCTTCAGCACCCGGGACGGCCCTCGCAGGATCACGTCCACGTCGTTGGGCGTGAGCAGCTTCCCGAGCTTCGGCTTCAGGGACGCCTCGTCCAGCTTGTTCCTCAGTCGCATCTCGATCACGGACGGGCCTCCCAGATGGTGTCAAGAACAGGAATCTGCACGGCGTCAGCCACGATCACGTGCATCGGCCGTGCCATGTCAAGGTAGTGCGTGGCCCAGGCTAGGGACAGTCGCTCCACCTTCGTGACGCGGCCCCGCAGCCAGGCGGGATCCTGCGCCGCAAGCTGATTCACGGTCTCCCGCTTGCCACGACGATCGGCTGTGACTTCCGGCGGCGCATGGCAGAACACGATGGACAGATCGTAGCCTAGACCGCGCATGGCCTCGAAGAACTTGTCGTTCGCGAGGCGATCGCCTTCCGCGACTACGTCCGTGTAGTCCGGCATCTCCGCCCAGTCCACCACCTTGGGCTGTACGCTCAGGCTCAGGGTGTCCGTGCCGCTGAACGGCGGCCGGTGCGCTCCAAGCTCCACCACTCCGAACTCGTAGACGGAACGCGCGAACGGTCTGGTCAGCGTGAGCCGGGGCAGGCCATCGGTGATCGCGGAGAGCAGCGACGTCTTGCCCACGCCGGGCACGCCAATCAGGTATGTCAGCCGCATCAGGCGGGTATCTCGTCCTCGGGGCCGTCCTCAGCGTCCGGCTCCGGAGCCGCAGTC